TTTTTCCTCTCCCTCAAGTGTTATTTTCATAGATTGTCATCAAAGGTATCTTCTAGGCTATTATATTGATGTGAATTTGTTCTTCCATTTGCTGCGTCTTGTTGAATACCTGATGGTTTTCTGTTGAAATTATCATAATCATCGGGTGATTTCAATGTTATGGATGGGAAATTCACCATTGTGTCAGAACTATCTGTATCTTTTTCTGCGCCTATTAATACTATAGATTCTGCAATAATCTTGGAAATATTTATGGAAGACCTCTTTATCAATTCCATTCCAAATTCATGTAGAGAATCAATCTCTTGCACTGTGGAAATATCCAATAAAAGTTTTCCGCCAGCCAAATCTGCTTCAATGCTTTTCAAAAATCCCATATCTGTATCATCCGTAGACACTACTGGAACTGTATATAATTTTCGTATCTGAATATTTATTTCATTGAAAGCATCATCTCTAAATTCACTAATCAATACCCCTGAAGGTACTTTCACATGATTTATCCTGCTTAAAACATTTGTATCTACGCTATATGTCATTTGAGTGGATGTACTTTCAAATTATGTAAAAGGAGTCCTTGCTTAGTTTTAAATTCTTTTTGACATTTGACGCAAAAGAATTGTTTAAATCTTTTTTGAACTTCTTCTTCTCGTCTTTTAACTTTAATAAACATTCCTCCGTCATTGGAGTGTGATACAAGTTTAAACATAGTTATTTTTGCTCATGAAATTATATACTTGCTACAGGGGTTATTAACCCCTGTCTGCAAACCTACAATTATCGTCTTCAATTAATCTTGAAAAAGGTTTTCACCTCACGATATTGTGGAAGCTATACTTCTATATTAAATTCTGAATTATGCGAATACAACTGCATTCAGCAAGGCTTCAGGATGTTTAATTCGAGGAAATGCATCAAGGCCAACTCCGAGTTCAAGACCATATGGGTCTTGGTTCTCTTTCTGCCAAGTGTAGTACCCTGGAGTATAACCAGCCAAGGGATGAGCAACTCGCGCTGTATCACCAAGGCCTTCTGGAAGAACTGATTTAGAAGGAAGCATGATAATGGTATTTTCAGTTAGGAATCTAGTTGTACCACTACCATCTTCTGCAGTATAAGTCGTGTCATAAAGAACAACTGTCAAACCAGTGTTGTCTTCAATGAACTGCTTAGCAGCTTTGATTGAAAGCATTGGTTGAGTATACTGCAAAACTGCTTGAATCAAGGTATTCTTACGAATATAATTCATAGCTTTACGACTCATGATGATGGTATCAGGAACGATTCCTGCTCCAGCCAACATAAGTTCTTGCCATGCTTGAATATCTTCCAATGGGGTAGCTGTTGAAACTGAGCTCCACAAAATTGTAGGAACGATTCCAGTCTGTCCATTAGGAATACCATAATCTACATCAAAATTGATTTTTCCAATATAGGAAATCTTGCCCAAAAGAGCATTGATTTGCATCCATTCCAGACGATTATCAATAGCCATTTTTGAACGCTCCAAAGCTGCTGCGATTTTTCTTTTAGCTTCAGCTGCAAATTGTGCAATAAGAGATGGTGCGCCTTCTACGACTGGAAGCATTCCTGCTTCTTTAATTTTGCGAAGGTCTGAAGTATTCATTCGTTCTTTACGCGCGATACTTACTACATCTGCATATGCTCTGTCGAAAGCCATCTTTCCACCTAGCTCTGCTTCTCCATCTACTGCTCTGAAACTTGCAATTGGGCTTGCTGCTCGCACAACATCCCACATAGTCTCTTCTGTTGCTGATTCATAGAAAGGAAGATATTCAAGACCGATTCGTACTCCACCCTTATTTTCGAGCTTTCGTACAACCTCAGTCATTGTTGCGACATCCATTCCTACTATTTCTAATTTTTCTGCCATAACGATTGAGTTTATTATTTATTTAATAGAATATTAGTTGAAACGAATATCTAGTTTGCTATTGCGTAGCAATTCCTTTTGCGTTGGGGCAAGTGCGCCTACTGATGCTCCCATAGTGATTTTCGATTCCTTAACAGTTCCTGCAATCAGGATTCCAGAATCTGCATCTCCATTTGACAAATCTAAGAAAGTGTCATTGATACCAACAATTCCATAAGAAAGTTGTCGTCCGTCTGTTGCTGCTTCGCTATAAGGTCCAACCAATCCAGAAGCTGCTGCTGGAGAAGTTATTCTAGCAAGAACTACACCTTTGTTAAGGTAAGGCTTGCTATCAGAATCAACAGTAGTTACAACACTAGCGTCAACAGTAGCTGAATCAAATTGAATTCCTACTGTAGATGCGAGATATTCTTGTACTGCTATTCCACTTGCTGGTGTGATGTTTCGCATAATTTTATTATTTTACTATTTAATTTCTTTCAAAAATTCATCTGCTTTCTCTGTTGCTGTAGGCTCAGAACTCGACCCGTCCTTTTCTTGCCCGCCATCTCCTGCTTCGATTTGTTCTGCATCAAACTTCACGATAGCTGGGGATTCTTTTTTAATAGTTTCATACTGTGCAAATTGCTCAGTTGAAAGAGATTTCACAAAAGATGTTTCTTGGTCAACTAATACTGGCGTAATTTTGCCCTCCTTCACTAAATCTTGTACAAACATTACAAGTTCAGCTTCTTTTGCTTTAGCTAATTCAACTTTTGCTGCTTCAAAAGCTGCAAATTCTACTGGAAAAGCTTTAGCAAATTCAGCGACCTCTATTGTCTTAGATGCTTCAATAATTTTTTCCTCTTTCTCTTCGGTAACTTCTTCTTTGGTTTCTTCAGTTTTTTCTTCTGTAGACTCCTCAGTAGTTTCCTTTTTTTCCTCTTCCTGTTCTTCAACTGGAGGGAACTGTTTTTCTTCTCCCATATTTGAGTTTAAATTAACTAAATTAACTGCTTCTTTTGAAAACGAAAATTGTGGCGATAGTCCTTCCACTGCTGGAATATCTACCCACGCAAATCCATAAAGTATTGGGTTATAAATATTTCCCTTATTATCTTCATACATCCCTATCTCTGCACTACGACTAATATATGTTCCATCTTGAATTTTTTCTAACATATCAGCAGAAGTAGTTCTGACATCAGCGACAAGCTTTGTACCTACTCTACGAAGGTCTGCAATATATCCACCTACCTTATCAATTTTTCCTCCCTCCATCCAACTTGGATGGTCTGCTCGCATGGGAACATTCGGGAAAATATTAAATTCTTTCAAGTAATGAAAGTTAGCCACCATCTTATCTAGCCCTGAAACTTTAAATTCAATTCCTTTGAAAGTTCCAGCTTTAAATATTTCAATGTTTTTTACTAAAGTACCCTCTGCTTTAGTATCAATTTTTGAAGTTGAACTAAAAACATAGTGAGTATCTTTACTGGCTACTGTTCGGTATGGTTTTTCTTTTTCTTTTGGAACTTTACGATTAGTCAATGAAAGTTTGCACATAGCAACAGCAGCAGATTTTCCTTTGCCACCTTTTGTCATCTTGCTAACGCAACTGTCCATTTCTTTTGTAAGCTCCTCTGGTACTCCTGGATAACTCATTGAAGTTTTGGATAAAGCAAAAGCACATCAGCTTGAGCTGTGTGCTTAGTAATTTTCAGTCGCCATGCTGTGGGAGAATGACTTCTGAAAATTGCTAAACACAATTCTCAAGCCCCACAGCTTAAACTTTATTTTATTATTTATTTTATAATAACTTTTTTTTAGAGTCTTGTCAATGTTTGACTATTCTCCTTTAATAAATTCTTTTACTAAATTAACTAATGTTGGTACTGCAAAAGCCACCAGCATAGCCAACACTGGCTCATTTATTTGAATTTGTCCAATATAATCTAAAAACGCCAACGCTGCTGCTCCAGTTGTGGCTATAGCTGCTCCTTTGGCAATTTTTTTGATTGATTCCTTGTCGAATGAAAGTGTTGTTTGCATATTATTTGAAATTAATTAATAGCTTAAAAGCTTCTTGGAACATCTTGATGACTCCCATAGCTGCTACCCCATTATTTTTTACAGCATTAAGCTCTGTGATTTGTTTCGTCTGTTCATTAATAGTTGCTACTTGATTTTGTATGGTATCGGAATATTCCGCAACTTTTCCTTCGCTAGAATTTAATGCTGATTCTATGATTAGTTTCTCATTAACTATTTCTATGTTCTGTATTTGTAAATTTTTTACTGCTAGTAGCGCAGCATCTTTTACTTCATTGAAATTTTTAAGCCTAGCAGCTGCATCTATTTGGTCCTTACTATTGAGATTATCTCCATAGTCTTTCCCTGTAATTTTTTCTACAACTTTCACAAATTCTTTTTCCATAATATCTTCTTTTAATTGTTTAATAACCCAATCCTTTGTAATTGCAGTTCCTGGGCAGGTTTTAGTGGAATAATCCCGATGAAACATAATTTTGCTTTCAGGGATTTTTAAACGAGACAATAAGGTTTTAATTACCCCGACAGTGTTTGTTTTGGTTTCCTCATCCCAGATTTTTTTATCATAATCACCAACTACTTCAATCCCGATAGAGTAACCTGTTTTCATTGTACCATTTCCTTCTCCTGCATGAATACCTACATCGTACATGTCTGTGAAAAGCCAGATGCCATCATCGGCAATAAATAAATGAGGACCAGCAGACCAGCCTTTCCCCTCGTAATATCTCTTCAGGCCATCAATAGTACGCTGACCATTCCATTCCCCTGCTTCTAATTTTCCATCATGGTCATCCTCAATTGGGCTAAATGTATGATGAATCACTAAAAAAGTAGGAGGATAACTCCCAAAATCCTTTTTTATCACATAGTCTTGAAATTCGTTCAATGATAATTTTTTGTTGATTATGTTCATAACTTTCTATTGTTAAATGATTCACTTCTTTGTTCTAAGATTGTTTTTCTTTTTTCTAATTTAAAATTAGCTCCAGCATATCCAATCCCAATTATTAGCGAAAGAATTATAGCTAGAAATACTGTTATAAAGATTTTTTCTTTAGTACAAATATTTTTAAGATAAATAATTAGAATATTGGCAAGCCTCGCTAGGTGCGTAGGCTTTTTGTCGGGGGGACAGTGCCAATATTTCTGCTCATCACTTTCGTGTGGTGGGCAAAAAGTTGGTCATCTATGCGAGAACTATCATCTTGTGGATGACGTTTTTTCGCATAGATGTATGATTATTTAGGTTTTACTCTCGCTGTTTAGCGGAACACCAAGGAAATCACTCCCTATGTTTTTTAAACAGTTGTCGCAAATGCCGTCTGTTACCTCAAACATTTCTTTGTTCTGAGGTATTTTACAGTCATCTTTAACGCAACACTTTTCGCACTTGTTAGAGATAGTTACGAGGCTGCCGACCATCTGGCAACCAGTCACTCTTGGCGGATTACACCAAGCACACTGATGCACTAATAGATTGACCATAGCTAACTCCTTTTTTTCTTGGCTGGGTAATCTCTTTTTTCTTCCCACACTTTTTCTTTCCTTGGAGGCAATGGCGCTTTAACGGCTCCGCCTTGGCAACCAAGACTCATCAGTGTCAAGCAGAAATTCTTTTTCTTGCCGTTGGCGTGATAGCAGTCAGGTAAAGAAATAATCTCATTGCACTTCTCGCACCTGTACTCTTGGACTGGGCTTAAAAATGGATTTCCGTCCACATATCCAGCGACCGTGAAACCGCTTTGTCTAAAGAAGTGTTCTTGCAATTTCAACTGGTTTTCCATTGAAAGCCTCCAGTGCACATTCTTGGCAGTGCAAGCAATTTTGACAACGTGGGACGGCTATAATGACCCAGTCAGGACGCACCCAGATGTCAGTAAGCTTTTTAGCTACTTCTTTTGGGTGTTCTTGTCCGCAATCAAACAGGGTGTTGTAAGCGCAGTGACTTTCAAAAGAAACGTAGGAAATATTTTCCTTTGACCAATCACCACCTTGAAATTTAGGAAATCTGTGATGGCGAGTTTGACCTTGTGGGTCACGTCTCTTTTTTTTGCTCATCTCCTGTCCTCCTTGCAGTGAACTACGAGAATTTTGACATAATCGACACACTCAAAAGGGCATACTGGAAACTCACAACCAAAACAATAATCAGCTACTCCAAATTGAATGCAGCCCGTGCGGCAGGGTTTATCCCTGTTTTCGCACAACGTGTTGTTGCAGACGCTAACAAGGATTCCCATATTATTCTCCTTTTAAAAGAGCTTTCCTTCCCTCAGTTCATTAGACAATGGGTGATTGTCCAATGGGCTGAAAGAAGGTTAGTGGCCTAACAAGACACGCATCGTGATTACGCTTCCAACCAAAATTCCTAAAAATAAAAATGAAATCTCTGACATACCTGACTTTTATTTTTTGTTAGGTTTACTGTCTTCCTTTAAGCTCAATTTAATATCTAAGATATCCACTTGAATTTGAGAAAGTTGAGTGACTATTTTGGCGTTGTTAACTTCTTGCGCTGAAGTTTTGGCTTGCAATTCTCCGATTTTGTTAAAGTTGGTAGTCATAATACCTCCAAAAATTCCACAAAGTAGCAGCACCACTGTCCAAAACTGATTAGTTGTGATATGTGTCTGAGATGCTGTCCGTAACTCTTTATTGGTATCTAAAATGCTGGCTATTTCTGATTCGTGTTTGCAGTTAACGTGTTCCATTGATTTGTATTTTAATTATTTAAGTGATAAAAATTCCTTTTTCTTTAATAATCCTCGCGTCATAATTTCATTGGCTACTTCATTAGCTGTCGGCACGTCCGCAATATCTCCCGTAATCACGCTGGCTCCTGATACAGTGATTACCTTGGCTACTACGTGGTCTACTGAAGGGAAAATAGTACCTCCAGTGGTGTCATAGAGGGCGGCTGAGGTTCCTGTGGTTGCGTCAATTCCATACCCGCCTGTGATAATCAGCGGTACTGAAGGACTGGAAATATTCTTAATCTTAAATGCAGTAAATTGATAGTTAGCAGTATCTTTGGCTTCAATGAACGAACCTTCATCCCTGATGCCTTCCTCGGTAAAGAGCCAGTATTGACCGTAAGCAAAGATGTTTTGCCACGTAACTTCTCCGATTGAAATGTTGCAAAGAAAAGCTGCATCTACGATAGAGATTCCAGTAACCGTTGCTCCATCAATTCCATTGGCGAGGTATACTGCTTCGTCAGGCATCTCCATACGAGTATTCATTCCTGAAAGTGTGAAGCTTCCTTGCGCTTCGGCAAATACTGATGAGTAAGTCCCATCTACTTTGATAGCTCTGACTCGAATGTCTAAATCCGCTAGCCATTCTTTTTGCAAAGCATACGTTGTTCCTGCGGAAATTACATTAGCCAATTCAACTGAGTTGGTCAAATCATAAAGCTGCACTCGCGACCCTGCTACCAAATTAATAATCGTAATGTACGGGTCAGGCACTGGCACTTGATGGGAAACTCCGTTTTCATCAATTACCGCGTAATTTAGTGTATCGTCAGTGTTAATATTGGTAATCCACCAGCCTTGCGCGAATAAAACTCCTCCTGCCATTGTAGCCAGTGGGCCGTTTTTCATTTCACTAAAGGCTGGGTTAATTTTGTAAAAAACTTCACCATTTCCTCCAAAAATTTGATAGGTCGAACCTCCCCTTGTGATATATTTCAAATATTCATAAACTTCTTCCTTAATTCTGCCAGCGCAATTGATAGTCCCATAGTAATTCTGCGGCCCAGTGCCATCTCCAATATCTTGAGTAGTAGGAGTTTCTATTAAGGTAATATCAGTGAAGTCGTCAATAGTGGTGGGGACGGTTTCATTGTTGGTGTCAAGACCAGTAAAGAGCAAGGCTGGGGTCTTTCCACCCTCTACAATATAAATGGTGGAGTGGTCGTAGATGTGATTGAAATCTCTGGTAAATACTTCCACGATGCCTTCGTCAATCAATACTCCTGCGGTCATCACTCTCAACAGAATGTTAATGTTACCAGTTGTCCACCAAGGAGTAATCTTGACTCCATTTTGAATAAGATAAATGGTTTCGCTGGAAGCTGGCCCGTCAGTGTAAAGGTTTCCAAAGAGCGTGCCTCCTACAATGATTGAGCCAGTTTTGAGATGATTAGTGTCACTGTCAGCTACAAAATCCCAAGCGTTAAGCAGTTCAAATTCATAATTAGTATACGCTTCAATTGGCACGTCAAACTCCATAAAGGTTGCTCCTGCGAATTTCTCAGTAAGCCAAGAATGAAACTGTCTGACAGTGTAACGGGTTGTGCCTGAAGTGTGAGAAAGTTTTTTGGTTGTAGTATTGACTGTATATTCGTCGTTAATTCCTGCTGGATAGGTAATGCATACTGCGTCAGGAATTTGCGTCACTGAGAGAGTTACTCCCAAAGCAGAAGACAGAGCTGAAGACTCAAAAGTGTGGTAATTTTTATTCCTGACTTTAATTGTAATAGTATTCCCTACTCCACCTGTATAAGGGAGTTCTAAAGACACTGCATTGACTATGTCGTTGTATAAAAGCGTTACGTTGGTTTCGTCATACAAGTAGACGCGCGAACCTGAAATCAAAGAGTTCAAAGTCAAATTGGTTGGAGGGGTGGCTGCTTGATGCGCATTTCCAGCTATGTCTATCAGAATATAATTTAAAGCGTCGTTAGCGTGTAGACCTGTGACATAAATTCCCTGCGCTCCCATAAAGACACCTCCTGAGAAAGTCCCGAAGGGGTCGGCTTTAATTGCGTTATAGGCGGGGTCAGCGGCGATATATTCCTGTCCATCATCTCCATCAATTTGGTACGTTGAACCAGCGCGGCAAATATATTCGAGATATTCGTACATTTCTTCCGCAGTATGTCCATTGGCAGTTACAGTGTAAATGTACGTTCCAGCAAAATCACCCGTAGCGATAGTGGGGTTGTCTTTAACAACTGTAATGTCTGAGTAAGTCGCTACTACTTCTTCAGTGATATCTCCAAGGTCGGCAATCGTTACTAATAGGACTCCAGTTCTAGCTCCACCTGAAAGGTCGGCCACGAAGTGGTCATAGTTGGCTCCAAACTTACGAGCAAAAATAGTTACAATACCAGAGTCAATCAAGGCAGTATCCTTGACCTTTATCAAAATATCAATCTGACCTGCACTCCACCAAGGAGTTAGGACGGTGTCATTTTGAGCGATATATAAGGTTGTTCCAGCAGCTAAGACACCTTGAGTAAAAACACTAGACCAAAGTTTAGTTCCGTCAAAGCTAGTGATACTGGCGCCTTTTAAATAATGCGTATCGCTGGCAGCAAACCAATCCCAACCATCTCCCAAAGTATACGCAGTAGCGGTTTGAAAAGAGAGGGCGTTAGGATAAATAACGTTTGAAACAGAAGCCATTTCGTGAGCCAAATAGCTGTAAAGGTCGTTGACTGTGTAAACTGTCGTACCCAAATTCTTAATTTTAGAGGTGGAGGCCATCACCTCAAAGTCGCTGGCAATTCCAGCTGGATAAGAAGCGTTGTAGTTAGTATCAACTGATTGCACAATAAAAGCAGATGGGCTTGTACCCTCCGCAGCAATTGAACCAGTTACCTCATAGTAACCGATTTTTCGTACAGTATAGTCGATGTCAAATTCTCCAAAAAACTCAAAACTATTAGACACCACACTGGAAGTTGACGCGGTTCCTGAGCCTAAGTCCACCCCATCAGAGGCTCTTTTAAAAGAATAAGTTGAACCAACCAGCACATTGTCAATTCCCACGTGAGCCAATGGGATAGCCATTGTACGCCTAGTTTTAAAAGGCGTAATTTCAATACTAACAGCTGCTCCTTTCATAATTGCTCCTGTGAAATCAGCCGCTGGGTATTTTCTCATTACCACGTCGCCAGCGGTTAATGTCGGAGTACCTGAGCAAGTGAACTGTGTTCCAATATTGTTATCGGCTGCTCCACAAGTTGTGAAATCCAAAGTACCGCTATTGTCGATAATAACGTAAACTGCCCCATTGATTAGATTGCCTGATGTTATCATTTTGTTTGTTTATTTAGGTACTGCCCAATTACAAGTGTAGGTCGAAGCCATCGGGAACAAAAGATGCGCGGTATCGGCTCCAGTCTCGCTGATTAGCCCATCGCTATCAATCTTCAAAATAGCTTCATCCAGCCAAGTTCCTCCGCCTACTATTTGGCAGTTTTTTATCATTCCCACATAAGCGCACTTTGTTTGAGAGGTTCCATTACTTACGCGGTTATATAATTGCATTGAAGACGCTTTAATTTTGCCTGAAAAGTCGTGAGCATTGTCGAAATAATCCAACAAGAAAGTTTGCGACTCCGTGTTGGGCGAACTTACTCCATAAGCAGTCACTATTTGGTTGCAGACAAAAGAAATTGAACCATACAAATCTTTCGGTTGGCAAGTAAAACCTCCGTTAGAAGGATAGAAGTTTAAAGAAATAAAAGGGGTGGAAACTGTTGGGCTAAAATCAGGATTACTAACAATAAAGTCAATTACACCAGAAGAACATCCAGCTAGATTACCATTAGTAATAGACCCTCTGGTTGTCCCGATAACTGAGAAAAATATTGCATACCCTCCTTTGCCTGGAGTTCCTGAATCATAGCCGTTGGCGGCCACATACAATTCTCCAGCGGAAGCCATTGTTAATTGTTGGTTTGTTGCTCCGCCAGGAGGGGAAACTTTGTTAGTAACTGTGATTCCTACAATTGTCTGACAAGGGTCGGCCTTGAACAAGCCAGCTGTTACTACATCAATGTATAAGTATTTATAAGTCGTTACGTCATTACAAAGAGATTTGAAAGTCCTGACTTTAGGAGTGTGCCCAACAATAACCATTGCGTCATCAGTAGCGTAGGTCTTAGTTAAAGCGGGTGAAATTCCCGTTAAAGTTTGTCCTGAAATTCCAGTATAAGTGTAAGTATCTCCCGCGACCGTAATTGTGCCAGTAGCAGGGATGCCAGTGGTTGCTGCGGTCAAGGTATCAGCAACTTTAACAATGGTATCGTTTAAGCGATTAAAAGAAGCTGCTGGTGCTACCAACTTGTAATTAGCTGAATCTCCCACTGCTGTCCAATTTCCATTAGTAGTTAGCCAAGTGCCAACTGCCTCTAACACTCCCTCTTGAGTTTCTGCTCCAGCTGCGTAAGTGAAGCGAGCTGAGTGAGGATTATTGGTATTCGCCCAAGGTGTTGTACCATCAATATTTCTTGTAGTTACTGCCATAGTTTTTTATTTATAAATTAAGCGTATATATATGTTTTGGAAGCTCTGTCTGCCCAAGCAGTGTCGTAATCTCCTGTCCCTTCGGCTACTTTCCAAATTCCAGTAGCAACTGTCATTCTTTTAATTCGCCAGCCAGTTGAGGAGGCAAAACCATAATATTCATATGTCGCTCCTTCCTCGGACTGCACAAAGTTATAGGAAGAACCTGAGGATGCTAAGACTGCTTGCAAGGTTTCTTCAGTGGCAAGAAGGGATGTGTCCGCTCCTCCACCACCTTGACCAACCCTCGTTGGCTCAACTATAAGCGCGCCCTCTTTTGAAAACTTGAAATCTTGTTTTTTATTGACAAAACCATCTTCATCCACAATTCGCACTGGAATTGCTTCCGACGGTTTCTTATTGGTAACAAAATACGTATTTTTAAATTCCTTTGCAAAAATGCCAATTCTATCAAAAATATCTTTCAATCCTTGTTCTGTTTTATTAAGAGAAAGTTTTGATAGGCTCTCAGGAAATTCTATTTTTCCAATTTCAGAAAGATTGGATATTTTGAATTCTTCAGGGAATTTATTCTCAGGAAATTTAATATATTTTGCAATATCGTGAGCATTACTAATGGCAAAAGATTTTGGAAAATCTTTAGCATCGGGGATAGTGATATACCTTGCAATGTCTTCAGGATTTTCAATCTTAAAAGATTCTGGAAAATTAAATTTAAGATGTTCAAAGAGTTCCGAAAAATTAGATACGGTTATCTCCTCATTTATTTTTATTCCCTTTTTTAAAACTTCATCAAAAGCAACAATCATTCTATTAAAGTCTTCTTTTTTCTGCTTTTCTTTGCGTTGCTTAATTAATGAATCAACGTCTTGTTTTAACTTATTCATTTTCTAATTTTGATTTAAGTTCTCTTAACTCATCGGTCTCTTTTTCCATCAAAATACGTCTAGCAATAACCTCTGCCGCTGCTTCAACTTTTTTATTTACCTTCTTATTATTATCATCAAGGGCCTTTTTAACATCTGCTCCTGTAGCGACATCTTCCTTGATTTCGATTTCCTCAAATTTAAAGCCAGACCTCTCCTCAATTTGGTCCATATCAGGCTTTATAGAGCCTTTAGTAATAAGGTTATTAATCATTTCATTGATAAATTTTTTTGAATCAATTGAAAGTGGTTGGTATGCGATTTTGGCGTTTCCTTTTCCAAAATTATATTCAATGAGCTGAGGAATAATGTAGAGATTAACATAATCAACAATGTTATCCATAATCCCCATTAGATTTGTATAGAATGATTCAATTTGTGCGGCACCTAATCCATAAGAACCACCTGAGCCACTTGAAAACATGAGGTCTGGTACTAGTAGAGCACGAGTAATCTCCGTATCTAATCTTCCTAGATAATTATCAAAATCGAATCCCCTCATTTGAGATTCAAGATATTTAATATCATAAAGATAATCTTTTCCCTCTTGGTCCTTATCTGATGGAAGCTGCGCTGATGAATGGGAACGGATAGAGTCAATAACTAAGGACATCACATCTTGGGCATCCATTGTTTTCCCGTTTGAATCCTTCACTTTTGAACCACCAGATGGGGCTCGTCCAACAACCAACGGTTCGCCAAATCTCTCATAATAACGATTAGCATATCCATGAACTTTTTCGCTGTAATACCAAGGCTTGTAGACGTCTTGAAGCATTGAGTTTCCATAGAGATTCCCATTTTCCATGTCAGAAGAATACCAGAAAGAATATTCTGGCTTTACGATGACTTTTTCTAATGTACTGTTTTTCTTATAAATAAAACCATCATAATTTCCCCATTTGTCAACCTTCACATCACAAAGTTTTGGGTCTAAATCTTTAATTTTAGAATAAATAATCCTTTGTTTTCCATCTATTTCTTCCAAGGTGAAAACTTTCACAGTCGGTGAAAAACCATATCTAAAAGATTTAGCTATGGACTTTAAAAGATTGTTCCAAATTTTCTCTATAGCATAAGAAATTACTTTCTCTTGCTCCTCATCATCAGTTTTAATAAACCAGTCAACTTGCTGCAAGGAATACCGAATAATGTTAAGACAGGCTTTCACTTGATACTGTTTGTAAATTTTGTCGTAAGTTTCTATTTTGATATTATCTGGGTTATATCTTGCCCCATCAAGAACCCAAAAATCAGTAACACCGATTGATGAAACAATCTCCTTATTTATTGGTGGAGTGTTGGCCACGCGATAAAACTTATCCACTCCTGGTAAGTTTTTAAATTTATCTACTATTCCCATTATTTAGAATTCCCTCCTACCCACAAATTTAGGCGAAAAATTTAATATTCTACTAGTTGCTACCTTGGTTATATTATAAACTACTCCACAAACGCTATCCGCACAATCTTTTGAAAATGTCTTAGGATGGTCAACTTTCTCACCATTCACTAATTCCAACCTCTCCAATTCCTTTTTCAATAAGTCATATTGATGGCATTTGATTCGATTTTCATAAACTGCTTTCTTCAAGCTTTCATAGGGAGCCATTTCTTTGTCTACCGAAAGTATTGCAGATGATATGCCGTGATTTCTTATCGACTGAAGCATATCCACTGAATTCCATGAATCTGCCGTTATGGTGTCAAAACTAAAACCTTTGCTTTCCAGATAATAAATCATTTGCTTGATATCATCAAAAAGGATTTCTCCTCCAGGTGGTGCGGTAATGGCCATTGCTATATCTATCGTTATCAACGGTTTCTCTACTCCGTCAATTTCTCTATAGCCTGAAATATGTCCTACTGAAAAACCTAATTTATCTCCTTTCTTTCTATTAACTGCCAAGTCCAAGTGTCCAAAGTACGAAATGTCAGCATCTCCCGCTAAAGTATCTTTGAATGTCAAAAAAGATTTCGATGGGTCATCTTTGAAATTGAAAGGAGCTTCTCTATCTTCAAACATCTCATCAATCTTTTGATAGAGGGTAAAAAATGGTTGCTTTGCCAAAGCTGGTCTAGCGCACATATCTCTCATTGCTCCTTCTGGGTCCGTCCTAAAAGCATTTTGCAGTTCTATCGGAACTTGAATATCTTGATATTGGAAATACCTGCCGCAAAGAAGTGGTGTATCAATCTTGCTATCCCATGAGGGAACCCAGAGCTTATAACGATTGGAAACCTCTTCCTCATTGTTATACATTCTCATCATGAATCCATCCACGGTTTTTGGCGACCCAATAATGCCTAACATTCCTTTATTCCCGAAACGAGAAAGAATACGTTGCTTTATTGAGTTATATCCCTCCATAGCTGAATCACGTTCTGCTGTTGAGATATAGTCATCACCCTCATCTATTATTCCACAAAAAATATTATACCCTACGAAGGTAGTATCTTTGGAATTACCAGGAATAAGTGCAATGTTTTTTTGAAATTGAAGTTCAGTAACAATCTTTGGATTATACTTTAAGTGCCTTTTCAAAAGAATTCCTGCGTTATCTACTCTAGCCTTAATTTCACTAAAAAGAACATCTCTAGCGTGTTTTTCATTGATACTCATAAGCATCAAATGAATAGTAGTTCCTTTAGATAATCCATAAAAACTTTGAGGGTCTTTTAAGCATTGCAGCCGATACGTTTGATATGTCAGCACAATTGATGAGGCAAAATCTTTTCCCCACCCAATACCACACATCAAAATAAATTCCTCGTAAAGCTCATCGGCATCAAAAATTTCAGACAATCTCTCCAAAATTCTAGGCCTGCATCCATAACCCTTGTTTCCAGTAATGGTAAAATTTAACCCTAAATAATCAGGATGGTTCACAAAGGTTTTAATATCAACAGGTCTTTCTTCAAAAGCTGGATTTTCAAGGAGCCATTTAACTTCTGCTAATTGAGATTTACTCGCATTGTCTAAAAATGTCTGCGTAATCTCTTTAAGCATTTAGTTTTTCATCAATATATCTTATCTGTTTTTCTCTTTCTTCATCTGGAAGTGCCATAATCTCGTTAGCCACCCCTGCTCCAAAATTGTATTGGGTATTGTTCTGAATAAATGGTGCTGCCTTGGGAGGGTTTACAATGTCGTGAATAATTTTACCACCCTTTAGCAAGCTTTTGGCCATATTTGTAACTACTGGATTGGGCTCACCCTCTTCTTCTATGTTTACTACATCACCTTGCTTGGTGACTATCTGTTTGGTTTTAATCTCACCGATTCTTTCCATCGCCACTGCCTTATCATATCTTTCTTTCTCAGTCCCTAGAATCTCTATCATATGGCGACTAATTAGTATTGGGTCTCTCGTTTCGTAAATCTTTACCAATTGAGCAGTTTGGGGATTTTTCACGCATAAAGCACCCTCTATCCTTTGAGGGCACCTTTGGTCTTTGCAGTCGCTACAATTGATTTGTTGCATATCATATAAGTCAATGAGAGCATATTATAGTACCACAGCAGATAATGACCCCTAATTCTCGGCTTGAATGAAGCTGCAATTCCTTTGCTATACTTTATGTGCTCCAATCTATACATCCAATATTTATTCACCCGTTCATCCAACGCTTTCCGATGATACCCAATCTTTCGCTGCCACTTTGTTATCCGATATTGCTTCCTGTTCTCTTTGTCAAAATTGAAATTGTACTTACCAAATTCATCCTTTTCTGGAAGAGTTTCTCCTGTTGGGTAAACTATTCCATGGAAAGTAAATAATCTGATAAATAAATGCTCAAAATCAAACTGTACAAAATATCTAGCAAACCTTGCTATGTCTGGCTCATACCACGAAACTCTTTTTCCTTCTCTGAATAACTGCCTAATAAAGTCCAAATTCTTAGTCTTTATTAAAACGTGTTCTGGCATCTCTGCAATATCATCCTTATCAGTATATATTTTTAGCGTTTCCTCTAAAAAAAATTTATGGCTACCTCTCCAGAAATAAAACAACCTGTATATAAATATTTCTCCTTCTTGTTCGGCGCATGTTCTTTCCGTAAATCTAAAGCCATCTACTTTATTAGCATATTTAGCTAAAGAATGTTCTTTTTTTTTCGCTTAGTTTTAGTACAGATATTCTCAGCATAAGAAATCTGTATCAAAAAATGGGAATATTTTTCTCCTCCTGTCCAAAATATCATATGTTTTTACTATAACTTTTTTTATTAGTGTTGTCAATGTCCTTAGCCAAATAGCGCATCAGGGAGCGTTGCCTTAAGAATGTCCAATATTCATCAAATTGTTTTTTATATTTTTTCCAACAATTTTGAGCCAGATACATTTTTCTATCTCTTTGTTGACTCTCTGCTTCACCTCTTTTCGCTAATTTTTTTTCAACAATATCAACACAACAGACCTCTTTGCAGCCCATCAAAGGAACTAGATATCCATTACATTTAGGACATCGTCCTCTATTATCAAAAAAATATTGCCAACCAGATTCCTCAGAGTCCATATCTTATCTTCTTTCTTTTTATTATTTGTTCAAGCTTACCCCTGTGTTTTCCAGTATATCGCTCCAAGGCCCTTTCTTTATAAAAAATTTCCCAAAAGTGTCCTTCTGAAATCATCTCGTCAGTGCTTGGAGAGTGAATGCACGTATGAACATATCTTTGTGGTGGCTCACCATTCCATGCTCCATCTACATCATCAAAAAACTCTGACTTAAAAAAACAATGGTGGTAATCTCTTCCATCTGGAAATACTCCTTCGCGTTCGCACACTTCTTGCCTTACTAATTGAGAAACGCTCACAGCCACGCAGAAATTAAAAACAGTAGCCCCAGTCCATAAATAATAGTCCAAATTATCCAAAGTCCTCTCAATTTATCATAATCACCTTTTGCCTTAATTTTTGCCGTAACATATCCGAGAGTCATAGCAACTCCTACAAAAATAAATAATAGTGGTGGGAAAAGTAGTAAATACATATTATTGCATTATTAGTGACATAATTAATACAATCGAAGCGCCAATAAATATCCCCAAGGATACTTTTCCAGCATCTTGTCTAATCCAATAATGTCTAAGTGAGTCTGGCATTGATTTTTTCATGTGGATAACTTTAGAAAACCTAATAATAATGCTGCTTTCCTACACTCAATTTTCAATCTATCAGCTATGTATGGAATAGAATATCCTCTCTGCCAAAGGTCGATAATCTTCTCGTCCGTAGATAAGGTGTAAAAATATCTTTTTTCATTCCATATTTCGTAATCCATACTCAGAGTATAGTATAAAATGTCTATTTTGTCAACTGTGGATAACTTTTAAAAAGCCTATTATTCCTTATCATTTTCTATTACTTGGGCTATAGCCTCACACTTGCTAATCCTACAGCATCCCATAAGGAACAAAACACGGCTCTGTTGACTTGCGGGCATAGCTAGAAACTCTTCGTGACCATCCATATACATTCGGTCTGGTTCAGAAGAAGCCATAATAGCATCGTGCTTTTCCTTGAATTCCTCAACTTTCTTAATTAATTTGTCGGCTTTATCGAGTTTTTGTGGGCTGCTATTACGGGAAGCTTTCAATTTACATTGAGGAGAACAAAATTTAGCAGTAGAGCGTTGTGGCGTGAACTCTTGTTCGCAAAACATACATTTTTTCATAGTTGTTTTATTAATAATTAACTATGAGTCTAGTGTATCATATATAGATACGCTAGACAATAGTCGGATGATACGCTAAGGAGTTATCGTGATACGCTAAGGGTCAAATGATACGCTAACTCACAACTAGGATGATACGCTAAGCTTCTTGATACAGATAAAATGTCCTAATTAATTTTTTTTATTATTTTTTTGGCTTAGAAAAGGCAAATTAGGATTGTTTTTTTTATAATTAGCTGAAGGGAGGCACCCCCGCCAGCACCACCCCACCCCTCTATGATTTTAAAAGTGGCTTGCCTAAGCCTTATATGCTTTATGCTTTGTATACACTATATATAGTGTGTTTAACATACAATTATAAATATAAATATAAAATGCTTTATATAAGCCTTATTATACGCTATTCAATGTCGCCCTTTAATAGTTGTGCGACTGTTAATAACTTGTGGATAAGTGCTATATGAGGCTTTGTATAGCCATATAATAGAGTTATCCATAGCCTATATATATTGACAATGTGCTGTTATAATGGATTAATACGTAAATAGGGTGTGGATAAGTCGATAAAAGGGCTTTAAATGGGCCGTGATTTTATATTTAGCGCGCAAATTAACATACGCTACGCGTCCTTTTATAAATCAATTATGCTATATAATTGCTCATAGATATATAGCACTATAAAGCCATATAATACGCTTAGTGGGTGATAGGATATAAACATATAAAAGAAACATTGAAAGCATTTAGCGCATATATAGAGAACTGTAACACTGACTGTAAAGAATATAAGCAGTTGTTACGGTTACATAAAGTATTAGTATCTATTATGAAAGAAAAGAAAAAATAACGTGTAGTACTTAGTAGGTTAGTTTTTAACACTTGTTAGGTTGGGAGGGTTTGAAGCCACTAGCGAGCAGGAAAGTCAACTGCTCATCAATCAATTATAAGC